TGGCCCAGGACCTCAATTTCTAACCGATCGTTTTGGGTATCAATGCCAGCCGTCACCATCAGAACAGGGTCAGGGATTTCCTCATACGCCTCGCCGCGCCCCGGTATCTCGTCATCGTTGACGCCCTCACCTTGTTCCTCCCACGTCTCACCGGCAAACGTATTCACCCAGACGCGCAGAGTTTCCGGCAGTTTTTTGGCCTCAAGAAAATCTCGCGCCGCCTCGGCCAACGTAATCCAAGGCGAATACAGCCCGCTCAGTTTAAAACCAGCCGTGCGGCCTCCTGGCTTTTGGGCGATCCATTTGCCTTTAGCGATAGCTTTATATCGCGCCGCGTCAGACCATGCTGCGCCGCAGCATGCACAGACATATGCCGCCTTATCCGGCTCCCCATCAGGCCATTGGACTTGCGACCACTTCAGGGTCTGTGGCTCATCGCACTCTGGGCAATCAACCCAGAACTCGCGCTGGTCGCTGTCGATATACTCCGCCTCGATCCGGCTGGAGTTCTTCACCGTTGGTGTCGAGACAATAACAATCTTTGAGTTCCAGAAAGTCGTGGCCCGTTTTTCGGCCAGCCGTAGCGGGTCGCCTTCCGTCCCCGCGCTGGATGGCCAGCGATCTAACTCATCGGCTAGCACAATCCGCACCGGCCTCGATGCCAACCCGGCGGCAGAGTTAGAACCGGCGATGGTTATGTGGCCGCCTGGGAATACCTTGTGCAGGGTTGTATTACCACTGTCCCGCGTTCGCGGGTCTTGTACCTTGCCCTTCAGCGCAGGCGTATCGCGCAGCATTGGCGCCAGCCGGTCTTTGGAAAACGCCTGCCCCATAGATAACGTCGGCTGAACGCACAGGATGGGGCTTGCATCTTGGTCAATGTGGAAGCCAATGACGTTGAGAAGGATTTCAGTCTTCCCAACCTGGGCGGATGACATAACCACCACCCGCTCAATCGCCGGGTCAGAGCAGGCGTCCATGATCCCGCGCGAGTATTCGGCTCGGCTTGTGTACCATTTGCCAGGCTCGGCTGATGCCTCTGGCGATAGCCTCCGCTGCGCGTCAGCCCACTGGCTCACCGTCAGCTTCGATGGCGGCTTCAGCATCTCCGCCATCTGGCTCGTCAGCATCGACATCGGGTTCATAGCTGCCGACCCACTTTGATAATTCATCCAGCGCTTCCCCGATTTGTTCCTCCACGATCTGCTTACATATAGCAGGCGTGTCCTCAACCGCCACCACCGGCGCAATCTTGGCAGGCATGGATAACAGCTTGGACCGGCAAGCTCCGATGATCTCAGCCCAGGATCGCGCGACTTCCTCGGTTGGTATTAGAACGCCTTTCCTTTCCTTCAATTCAATCTCGGCCATTTCGGCTTCAGCGGCTGTCTTACGCGCTCGGACTTCATCAAAACTCACGACGCCCGGATTGATAGATCGTTCTTTGAGATAGGCAATATAACCTCGAACGGCTGGGACTAACTCATAGCGACCCCGCTCGGCCCTTGGAATAACGCCTTCCTTAGACAACTGCTGGACTCGCCGAGTTGTTAAATCGAGCAACCGCGCGATTGTTTCGACTGGATATGTTGCTGGGTCAGCCATGATTTATTGATCTTTTCCCTCAACACAAAATGCCTTCAACGGATAGAAAACCAAACTGTTTCTATATCCGTTTTTCTTGGTCGCCTGTATAGGCGTGACGCCATGCAGGTTTCTCCATGCTGGATACACAAGAATAGAATTGTCGCAACTGTCTATCGTTGCGCCATAATCTGGGATAGTCAGATTCCCTCCATGGGCGTTTTCTCTCTTTGTAATTATGACATTGACGCAGCCTTTCAAGTTCGCTGTGTCTCTGTGATATTGGGCAGCGATATTGAAATTAGAAATTGAACTTGTGAACAGGTTGCCGAACCTCCATTTTTTTGGAACCGTCTGATCAAAGATATTTTTCTGTCTTTCGTAGATTTGAGGCGTTTTTTCACATATAAGTTTTTCAGATTCTATAGCCGTCAGAAGCATAGCTTTGATAAAAACCCTGGCAGACTTGTGTCTGTGAACGCTTGAAATCGTTGGATAGTTTCTTCTCATATGTGGTTTTGGCGGGACAGCACCTAAGATAGTGCTGTGCTGCGTGACCAAATTAACGCCTTCTCTCGCCCTTTTGGCCTTGTCTTTTTTGCTTCCTTGCGGTCCCCTGCTCATTTCTTGCTTTGGAACACGCTCAGAAAGCAATTCTTGATTCGCTATGTTGACAAGGTTCTGCATTTTTTGCGGAATCTGCCGCATAAAAAACCCAACAGCTTCACCGCTTTCATCGTAAAAAATTGTATCTTCTGTTACGTTTGGCCCTATGGTCGCACACTTGTCACCGATTTTTATATTGTGACCAACCTTTTCGAGATGAAGGTTTTTCATTTCACTACCTTTTTGTGGTCTGTTGCGAATTTTTTAATATCTACTTTTGCGTCTATCCTGCCAGTTTTTGTCTTTATCAATTTTGCATATGGATGCCAATCTTTAACCATTCTAACCGCCCATTCAGTGTCTCTTTTGTTGGCGTAGTTATCGTGCAGACCGCCCTTGTTCGTCCCGATAACAGGAGTGCTGAAAAAATATCTATTGAACCTAACAGTCCCATGACCGTTTTTTATTGTTTGCAACAAAAAATCTCTGTCTTCTTTTGTGTCGTCTTTATAGCGCCACGATATTCCAGGAACTCTTAACATAACGCAACCTTCTGAAAATTTACGATTCACAGAAAATGCTGTTTTTTCGTGCCAAGCGTGTTGCCTGTGATTTATCCCAACAATTTCAAACGGCATCTTCTTTATTTTTTCAAAAATTTTAAGCCATATCCCGGCATCAGAATTGTGATTCTTGCCGTCATAAAATCCAAAACTTGTTATATCGTCGTCGCAAACTATCACCCACTCCTCGTCGTTTGCCTTGGCCCAGTCCAGTATAAAATTTCTGACATAACTAATTCCTTGATCATTTAATCCTATGTCAATGATGTTCGGTTGCGTTTTGTATGCTGACAGATCTTGCGGCTCGACAAAATGGTAAGACTTAATTCCCACCGCCTCGAAGAGCTTAAATGTTTTTGTCCCCGGTCTGCCTTTTGATAGTATGCAACAAATCACATCTTTTCCTTTTCTTCTCTTAGGAAATTCATCAGCATATATCCAACATAGGCCTCTTGATCCCTCCACCATTTGATAAGTTCAGTTGCCTCATCGTAATGCTCTGCTTCAAATTCTATCTGTATCGCTCTTTTGACGTTGCCCTCCATGTCGTCTAGGCCTTCGTCTACATCATAATTATCGTCCAGGATAGAATAATCTATTTCAGAAATAGTCAGTTCAGCTTCATCAAATCCCAGGACGCCTATGTCATATTCTTGGAGTTTCAATTCATCTATTTCTAGCGTCAACAATTCCTTGTCCCACTCAGCTTCTTCTCCAACGCGATTGTCCGCCAGCCGATACGCTTTAACCTGAGCGGAAGTAAGATTGTCTGCGATCACCACCGGGACAGCATCCATTCCAAGCGTTCGCGCCGCAGCCAATCTAGTGTGGCCTGCGACGACGACCATTTCGTTATCAACGACAATTGGCTGTTGCCAGCCAAATTCTTTCAAAGATGCGGCGACCTTGGCAATGGCCTCTCCATTTCTGCGCGGATTCCGCGCGTATGGGATGACCTTGTCAATTTGCGTTTGCTTGATTTTCATTAGATTTTTCTCCCTTAAAAACGAAACGCAACGACAAAAAAATTTCTGTCGCTACAAAAGTTCCGGGGTTGCGCGTTACCCGTATGTCTGCCAGTCAGCCAGTACCTTTTGCATCTCACCGCCTCTTAGGCTTTGCAGACGCCTGGGCCTTCTTGAAGTTCTTTTTGAAGTTTCTAGCCATGGAAATTTTCCCCTGCTTCCCCGCGTCCTCATAGAAATCGAACTGCTTCTTAACATTGCCATCAGAATCCATCAAATACAGGACTTGAAGCGGATATCGTTTCTTGGTTGCCCTCCGCACGATCAGGTCAGCGCCGCCCTTGGACGTTATCCTGAATACGTTCTTGCGGTTGAGCAATTGACGCGGCCTGTTAGCCTTCCTGATTGCGCCGCCGGCAGTGCGTGGCAGGTTGGCATCACGACCAGGGATCGCCAGCGATGTCCCGCGTGGCTTCTTGACCCCACCGACCGCCAGCCGTTCCATGAAGTCGCGGTTGAGCTTGTGACCCTTGGGATGGTTGCCCACCGTGACGTTTAAATTCTTCTTGGTCGCATAGTTCCCTGACCGCTTGGTCGTCGTCATCATGGCCGAGCGCATGAAGCCCTTGTTGCGTTGCGTGACATCACCGGGCCATGTGCGTTCGATGGTCTGCGTCCGCATCTCGAACGCCGTTTGGTTCATTGACTGAGCCATGGCGAATGGCAGTTGGTCTTTGCCAAAAGCGTTCATGATCTGGGTCAGGCTCGTCACATTGGT